GAAGTATACAACAATATTGGGTTTGAGGTTCCTGTAATCTCAGACCCCGATCTTATACAAAATTGTTGTGAGTATAATTGCAATTCATATATTTCTAGATTTGGTGGTGAAAAAATAGAAGGTTTGTATGTTTTAAAACATCGTGAATTAGATCTTTACCAATTGGTCCGTCATTTTATTGTACATGATGGAAAAGATTATATTGATATCACACCATTCGATGATTTAAGAGATAAAAATTATTTTATTCCAATTAAAATAAACACATATAACTTGTTCATTCAGTCTCTTGATAATATAAATAATATTATAAATCAGGAGAATGAAAGTATGTATTACGTATATTGTTATATTGATCCAACAAATGATCAACCTTTTTATGTGGGCAAAGGAACACAAAAAAGAGCATATACTCATATGTATAACCCAATAGATAAAACAAAAAATAAAAACAAAACAAGATTTAAAAATAAACTTGAAAAAATGAAAGAAGAAAAAATTGAACCAAAGATAATATTTCTTGCTCAGAATATTCAAGATGAAAAAATTGCTTATGATATTGAAGAATCATATATAAAACAATATGGGCGCAAAGGATATGATGCCGATGGGGTTCTTTTAAATATTTGCGAGGGTTCAAGACCGCCCAATCACAAGGGTAAAACATATAAAGAAATTTATGGAGAGAAGGCAGAAGAACAGAGAGAAAAAAGACATAAACTACAATTAGAAGCTGGTGGTTGGTTTAAAGGTCGTAAACATTCAGAAGAAACAAAGCAAAAATATAAAGAAAAAAGTGCTGGAATAACTAATGCAAATTCTTCAAATATAACAGAAGAACAATTGCTTGAAACAGGAAAAGTTTTCTGTCAGCATTTTAATTATGAAATTTCTTCAAAAAAATGGATATGGTGGTGTACTACAAAAGATATACCAACGCTTAGAAAAACATTTAGATTCAATGGTAAAGATATTTTAGATGTATTTGTTGAAAAATTTAATGCTATTAAAAAATTTGATTCTATGTTATGGTTTTACAATCCTGAAACACAGCAAACCTGGAGATGTTTGGATTGGGAGTTAAAATATACATATCCGCCCAAAGGTTTTGTTAGAGGAAGAGGTAAAATAAAATGAGTGATAAACTTGAAATGCCAGTTGAACAATTTGCTGAAGCAGTGAGCAAAGAAAATGAGCGCCTGCGTCATGAAGTTGAACGTCTTACAAAGAAGTGTGATCTTCAGACAATGATGCTGCGTCGCTTGGATGCTGAGAAGTTTCCGGGCACATACTTTATCCACAGTGGCTTAGGGGAGACTGATCATAACGGTATGCCAGAGCGTCTGATGGTAGTGCCTGCTTACGGTGTTGACTTCAGCTATATCTATCAACGCACAAAAAAGACAACAGGTCCAGAATGGTAACGTCAATACAATTACCTTGTGAGCATTGGGGGCGTGAGCTTCTAATTCAAGAAATTAAACGACTACAGAAGTATGAGTCTATGGTCCACTACATCGCCAATGACTATATAGAGTTGAGTTACGATAAGGCACAGTGGCAGCGTGATGATTGGCGCAAGCGTTGCCGCAAGACCATCGCAGAAGCACACCCGGAGGAAAAAGATGACTGATGATCTTGAGAAGCCGTGCCATCAAGAACTGTCTGGCATAGAAGGACCGTTGGCTCGCAAACTTAAAGAGCAAGCCGACCGCATCAAACAGTTGGAGGCGGCGCTGCGGGAGATTGTTGAACAGGAACGGCAAACAGCGCATCCCGTTGTCGTCCATATAATAGCAATTGCTCGCGAAGCACTGGAGGGGAAAGATGACTGAATCAGATGATTACAAGCGTGGATGGTACGATGGATATCAGGCTGCGCAAAAAGATAGTACAAAAATTTATCCAACACAGCCTCTTCCTGCTAAAACAGAAGATATTATGTGGCCAGATAGATTGCCAACCACATCACCTTTCCCACCAAAAACAGTAGTTTATCAAGCCTGTGGTGTTTGTGGCATAGGTGGCGATATAAATAAAGCAATGTCATATGTTTGTAATAACCCACAATGCTCAACAAGAGTAACTTGTACAACAATAGGGACAGCAACATGAATTATAAGATCTTACTGACTTCGATATTTTTTCTAGCAACTCCAGCTCTAGCAGCTGATCAGGTTGCGCCTCATCCAATTGCTCAGTGCGCTGCTCAGATCCCTTATGGTGAACCAACCGTAAAGGCTGGCGATACTGTTGTTTGTCGTGCTGCTTATTTGCTATCATTCAATCCCCAAACTAAAACACCTGATTGGGTTGCCTGGACTTTGACGCCTGAACATGCTATTGGTTGCGTTGTTCGCACTAATGCATTCGCTGCTGATCAGTCACTTCCTGGTTCCGCCAAGCCATCCGACTATGCTGGTTCTGGTTATGATCAGGGTCACTTAGCTAACGATGCTGATATGTCCTGGGATAATCAGGTTGAACACGAGTCGTTTTATATGTCTAACATGTCGCCACAGCTTCCATCTGTAAATCGTGGCACATGGAAGAACCTCGAATCAGCTGCACGTGCTTGGGTGTATTCGACTAAGCATGCTCATACAATCTATGCTGGTAATATTGGCGGTACCAAGACCATTGGCGCTGATAAGGTTGTCGTTCCTGACTTCCTTTTCAAGATTGTTATTGATGACGTGACAAAGAAGTCATATGCTTTCTTGTTCCCTCATCATGACGGATTGTCAGCCGACTTCACTCAGTATCAGGTAACTGTTGCTGATATTGAAAAGGCAACTGGCAATATCTTCCCAGTTCCTGATGCTAAGAACGTGAAGAATCCTCCACTGGCAGCTGATCTAGCAAAGATTGCTGCTGATAAGAAAGCTCAATGTAAGGGGTAATCGATGCTCAACAACAAATTTCAACAGACTGGATTAAAACATATAAGAAATACATAGGAGAACCAAAAAATTGATTACTTGTCAAGATTGTGAGGCAGAATTTACAATTGAACACGACGAATTAGATGAACCAGAATTTTGTCCTTTTTGTGGGTCAAAATTGGTTTATGATGATGATACATCCGATGAATGGGAAGCACAAGACGACGAAGGTTGTTGACATTACTAAATATCCCAAACAATGGAGTTTGGGATGTGGATTTACGAAAATAAAGAATATGAATTTAATAATGAATATACTTCGTTTGTGTATATAATAACTAATACTGCAAACAATAGAAAATATATCGGAAAGAAAACTTTCTTTTTTCTGAAAACTAAACAAGTTAAGGGAAAGAAAAAAAGAACCAAAGTTGAATCGGATTGGAAATCATATTTTGGTTCTTCCGAAGATCTTCAGGAAGACGTTAAAAAATACGGCGAAAATAGTTTTACTCGTGAAATAATTCGTCTCTGTAAATCCAAAGGAGAAGCGACATATTACGAGGCAAAATATCAGTTTGAAAATGCTGTGCTTTTTTCGGACGAATGGTACAACTCTCATATAATGTGTCGTGTTCACAAAAAACATCTTACTTTTTTGAAGCAAAAGCAGCTTTAATTTTGGCTTTATGTTCTTCGCTTAAAGTTCTTCCTTTTCGAACTTTACTGAGATTTTCTTTATGTTTTTCTGATTGTTTTTTGCCTAATTTTGCTAATCGCATTTTTAATCGAGTTTCTTCAGAAAACGGTTTCTTAGGAATCCCTTTACGCATTTTACTCATACGTTGACGAGATTCTAAAGAAAATGTAGCTCCTGTGGTTCCATCACCACCATCTGTTTTATTGAGAAGGTTTGAACGGTCATACCAAGCGATGTATTTTCTCTCTAAAGCAAAAGCTCCGATTTCAGATAAATTACGTTCTAAGAAAACGATTTTAGATTTATCTGATGGAATTTCGCAACTATGATCTTTAGAGAAAGCTCTTTTATTTTTGCCCTTGCCAATATAATATGGCGTACCATCTTCTCGAAGATATGCGTATACGTAATAAATAAACATTGCTGGACCTCCTATCAGGTTTAGAGTAGGTGGAGACGGCAATCTCGCGACCTACATTATTTAGCGAAAAAAAGAGTTTGACTTTCCTGAAGAAATAGGGTAGTATATAAAAATAGACGCCCCCTTGGCGGAATGATAAAATTGAAAAGAATAGCAGAAAATATAGAAACAACAGAATTATGTTCTTACGGATGTGGTAATATTGCTAGATTCAGAAATGGGTCTAATAAATTGATGTGCGAAATTAGAGCAACAAAATGTCCAGAAATTAGAAGAAAAAATAGTGAAGGTTCTATAAAAGCGTATCAAAAATATAAAAACATTAACAGATATTTAAATACGTCAGAAGAATCTAAAAGAAAAATGAATTGGAACAAAGAAAAATATAATGCTGATTTTTCTTATAATGGTAAAGGATCACACAAAAAAGTCTTAATAAAGGAACGAGGTTATAAATGTGAATCTTGTAATTTGTCAGAATGGTTAAACGAACCTATACCTCTAGAATTGGAACATTGTGACGGTGATAATCTAAATAATATAAAAAATAATTTATTGTTATTATGTCCAAATTGTCATGCTAAAACAAAGTTTTATAGAGGTAAAAACATAAATAATGGTAAAATGAAAGTTTCTGATGAAAAATTATTGACTTCTCTTAAAAAACATAGTAATATAAGACAAGCTTTACTCGAAGTTGGGTTAACACCCAAAGGTAAAAATTACGATAGAGCTTATAAATTATTAACGCCCGTGTAGCCCAACAGGTTAGTAGGCAATTGACTTAAAATCAATACAGTGTGGGTTCGAATCCCACCACGGGCACCAATTTCTGATCGGAGATATATGATGAAAGTTATGTTGGAATTGACACCCGAAGCCTTTAGTTCGCTTGAGGAAACTGTGCTAATCCAAAGTCTAGCAGATTCGGCAAGAACTCTTATCGAAGAGATAGATAGGTTCTTATCTAAGGAGTCGATTCGTCAACATGAAGTAAGAGACTTACAAGACGATATGATATATCTTGAATGTTTTAAGCGCGTTCTAGAGTATTATACAAGTGACGAACAACGTAAAACTGAGTTTGTTGATATTTTCGAAGGAGGTAATGATGAATAAGAAGGCACATAAGAAGTTGATTAAGATGCAGAATAAGTTTGGTAAAGATGCTGGTAAGGCTCTTTGGATTCAAATGAAGAAGAATGGAGAACTGTAACATGAGTCATCCGCATAAGAATCGCCCGCGTAAGGGTCGCCGTAAGGTTGGTTCTAAGAAGCGTAGGGCTCGTCGTAATAAGAAGAAGTAATACCTTTTTACATAAGGATATATTATGAAACCGCTGATCCACTCTAAATCTTCTGTGCGTAAATACGGTGGTGTGATTGAAGATTATCTTCCTATTCATGACTTTATGGATTCGACCAAATCAGCTTGTCCAGATGTAAGGCACCGTGCTATATTGCATTCTGCATTCGGTTGTTATCTTGTCGAAAAAGTTTTTGGAACTTATTTTAAAAACTCACAAGGTAAAGACGTATCAGTTAGAGACGTGGCCGAGGATCATATCATCGAGGATTTAGGTTTTATTCCGACAATGGAAAATTACCTTAAGAATATGCAAATCCAACCTTGGATGAGCGGAACAATGCGTAATCGTCGTAAATCTTCGTATGCTAAATTAAACCGCGATCCATCCAAAAATGATACTATTGACGAAGTGGCCTAAAGGAGATATATTATGGTTATCGATCTAAATAAGATTAATGAAATTGGTAAGAATTTTGAATATAAAATTAGTCAAATGAGTCTTCAAATGAAAATTATGCAGGAAAAAATGCGTAAGGATTCCGAGGAAGCTTTGAATTCTGCTTTTAAGGAATTTTTTGAAATTGTTCCTGAGATTGCAGCTATTACTTGGACGCAATATACGCCATATTTTAATGATGGTGATACTTGTGTTTTTAGGGTTGATGATTTTTGGTTTGTTCCTGATTTTATGATGCAAGAATGGAAAGAAAATGGTGGCGGATATGCGGAAGAATATTCAATTATTTTGTATGGAGATGATCCATACTATTGTTATATTGGTATGGAAGGCGTAGAACTTCCATCTTCGGAACGTATGAAACATATTTCAGAGACTTGTAAAGTTGTTGAAAAGATGTTATACTCTATTCCATCAGAAGTTTATCAAAACCTGTTTGGTGATCATGTGTGTGTTGCGGTTACCAAAAATGGTATTGATGTTGAAGAGTACGAACACGAATAAATTTTAATAAAACTGAAAAGGTGTAAAATGAAAGAGTTTGATCTTAAGGAAGTAATTGATTTCATCAAGAATTCTTCTAACGAGACAAAGATTTATATCGGCGCTGATTCCGAACGTTATCGTAAGAATGAGGTTTGGTATGCTGATTATACTGTGGCTATTGTTGTTCATATTGATGGCAACAAGGGTTGTAAGGTATTTGGTAAGTCAGATGTAGAACGTGATTTTGATCAGAAGAAAGAAAAGCCAGCTTTTCGTCTGATGAACGAAGTTTATCGTGCTGCTCAGATGTATATCGACCTTGCCGAAGCCATTGGTGATCGTCATTTCGAGTTGCACCTTGATATCAATCCAAACGAAATGCATGGTTCGTCTTGTGTTATCACACAGGCAACTGGTTATATTCGTGGTATGTGTGGTGTTACTCCAAAGGTTAAGCCAGAGGCACCAGCAGCTTCATTTTGTGCTGATCGTTTGAAGGAAATTCTAACGAACAACGAAAGTATTGCTGCTTAAATAATACAGGCGCGTAGCTTAAAGGTGAAGCCGGTCGCTCTTTAAAATTTAATTTTTATAAATACTTCTATAATTAATAGGAGTATTTTATATGAAATGTAAATTCTGCAATCAATTAAAGAAAAATTTGAATTCTTTAAGAAATCATGAGAGACTATGTAAAGAAAATACAAATAAAGAAAAAACTTGGATTCAAAAACGAAAAGAAGCGGGAATAGAAATTAAATTTGATTTTCATCAATCGCCTGAATATAAAGAAAAACAAAGACAAAAAAGATTATTGTGTCCTCCCGCTTCTTTAGAACAAAGACAAAAAGCTTCTATAAAAACAAAAGAATACTATTCTAATCCTGAAAATAGAAAAAAACATTCAAAAATAATGAAAAAGGCGGTATTAGAACACCCAGAATCTTATTCTGATAAAAACATAGTTGGAAGATCAAAACATTTTACAATCGATGGTGTTAGATTTAATAGCACTTGGGAATATGAAGTTGCAAAATTTTTAGATAAAAATAATATTAAATGGATCAGAAGTAATATAAAACCAATTTCTTATTTTTGGAATGATGATTGGCATTTATATTTTCCAGATTTTTTAATTGAAGAATATAATTGTTATATTGAAGTAAAGGGATATGAAACAGATCGTGATAGGGCTAAATGGAGCCAATTAGATAAAAAAATATTAGTAATCAAACAAAAAGAAATTGACTTAATAAAAAAACAGAATTATGATATAATTAGTAAATTATCGTCCTATAGCTCAATCGGTTAGAGCAGGCGCCTTATAAGCGTCAGATCTGGGTTCAATTCCCGGTAGGACAACCACTATTTTGAAAGTCTACATCATGAAATATTTGTATCTTTTGCCGATTTTCTTTTTCCTTGGCGGCTGTCAAACTACAAATTCTTATCCTATAAATAAAATTACCGCTCAAAAAAGCGGTATTGTTGCCTCCTGGTATTC